CAGTTAAGCGTGGTCGTGGTAGACCAAGAAAGAACTTCGGTTAAATTTAACTGGTTTATTTCTCTGGTGTTGTTATGGGGCTCATGGCCGCCCCGCTCGCTTCGCGAGCTCCTAGGCCTAGGTCGTTTGGCGGCCTTTGCTTGTTTCAGTCTTGGTGTTCCCGCCAAGCCGACCGTCCTTTAAAACAGTTTTGAGATTCGCCTCCAGTTAGAAAAAAGAAAAACGGTAAAAAGAAAAAAGATGTGCCCCCTCACAGGGTGGTTTATACCCCCCGCCGAACATCAACATAAAGTTGGGGGAAGTCGTCGGCTAACTAACCTGATTGGTTACAGGGTTTAAGAAGTTTCTTTTTCCTTCCCTCTACCATTGGTTCGGTCGCATGCGAGGGGGAACCCGTTTTCCGAAGTAAATATCGTCCCTCTGTCGGCTGGCAAATTATCAAGTCCTGCTGAACTTGAAGCCGAGTAGTGGACTACCGTCTTGCGATGAAGTTGTGTTTGCCTATATGAAACTGAACTTATTACCTTGTTGACCTATTTAGTCGGATTTAATTCCTGACTGGTTTGGTCGGGATTCCCAGTTTGCTTTTGCGTACTCGCTGATTATTGCACTTGCCTGTAGCTTGGTGCAATTCGTGGGAACATTCATTTTGTATTTTCTCATCAGGTTCATTTGCTTTGGCGTAGCTGGCTGGCCTTGGTAATTGCCACGCTTCTCGCCTTTGGCTGGGTATGGTTTAACTGACCCTTTTTCTCCACGTATCTTGTTGCCGTCGGTGCGGGTGTCATCCCAATGGCGACGCAGTGCCATAGCCTTATTTGCGGTTTCACGGAGTTCGGCAGCATATTTTGCTAATAGTCTGTCTCCGTCGCTTCGAGACATGGAGCCGAGTGCGCCTTCTTGTAGGTTGTAGCGCTCAACCAGGTTTTCTTGGATGATGAAAGCTATTTGTTCTGATGTCAACATCTCTGGCATTACATATGAATTTGATTCAAATGATGGTCGTATTTCTTCTTCTGTTCTGGACATCAGCTTTTGTTGCCGTACCTTGTCCCAATTCATCTTTGTCATGTTGTTCTCCTCGCTCGTGCTATAGTACACCATATGCGTGGTGCGCGCAAGCACTACCTCGTCTTTTCTATCTTTTTAGCTAATTCGCTTAACGCTTTCATTTGTTCCAATTGTTTCTGCTCTTTAAGAGACAACTCTTTATTTAAAGCTATTTCAGAAACCTTTGAAGAAATGAACTTTGACGCCCTGCGGGCGCTACGGCGACGTCTACTTGGGCTCATGCTTCTTCTTCAGCTCCATGTGGTCTGGCCGGACGCATTCCTTGTTCTTGCAGGTACGCAGCAGATAGTGGCCCTCAGGTATCTCTCCGTTAATCCATGACCAAGCCAAATGATGGGCATAGACGGGCTTCAGGTTGTAGCTGAATCTTGGATAGCCGTTTGGAAGTATGTAGGCAGTCCACAGCCAGCAGTCATGGGTTTTATTAACTTTGTCCCAGAATCGCTTTTGAAGCGGCTTCGTTGCCATAATGAGTTCCTCCGTGTGAAATAATGGATGTACATAGCATACACGGCAACAACCACAATCGTGGAACTGTAATGTATGTAACAAGAATCCATTCTTATAGAGGCTTTAACGCAAAAAGCCAGGAGATTTCATGCCATCAACGGAAAGATTGCTACTAACTCGTGACCAAGAGCTGTACTTGGAATGGTTAGTGCTCCCTGAGCATGAAAGAGTTCCGCTCACAAAAAGAGAATGGGCAGAACAACACGGTTACCACGCAAATACCCTTGGTACATGGGAAAAGAAAAAGCACTTCATTGAACGCTGGAAGCTTGGCGTTGAAGGGCTGGCTCAATCCCCTGACCGCACACAGAAACTTTTGGATGCCTTGTACAACAAAGGCTTGGATGGCGATACAAAGTCAGCCGAGCTGTACTTGAAAGCCACAGGAAACCTAAAGATTCAATCACAGGTTGACATTCGAAACACCACATCGGTAAAAGATGTGAGTGATGAGGAATTGGAAAAGATGATTCTTGAACTATCGCAAAAACACGCTGACGTGATTCCATTGAAGAAGGCCGAATAATGAGAGCTGTTTGGGGTGCGTCTGAATCAAGTTCATTTCAAGGAAGGTCAAACGCATCTTTCGTAAGAATGATGAACACTCTCAAAAGAGAGTTAACAAAACAACAGAATCAGCTCCTCATTGAACACCAAGATGAAAATGCAGTAAGCGGTGGATTTGCTGACTCAATTCAGTTTCACTATCTTCTGCGCGCCGACACTTCACCAATGAGTTCGTCCACGTCTGCTGGTCCAGCTTTTGACGCTAATCAAGGTTCAACCGGTTCTGCTGATGTAAACTTTGGGCTGTACCAAAACAGAAGAAATTTCCGCAAACCAGGTAGAGGGTTTTAGTTCATGGCCGTTCCTATTCAAGTCCGTCGCGATACTGCTGCGAACTGGACTTCCAATAACCCTATTCTCCTTGCTGGAGAAATTGGGTTTGAATACGACACTGGTCTTGCAAAAATTGGTGACGGCACAACAAACTGGACTGGTCTTCCTTATCTCACACAAAACACTGGACCAACAGGTTCTACTGGTGCGACTGGTTACACGGGCCCAACTGGTCCAACTGGAGCGGCAAGTACTGTAACTGGACCTACGGGTCCGACTGGCGCGACTGGAGCGACGGGTGCAACTGGAGCAACTGGAGCTGCGAGCACAGTTACTGGCCCTACTGGTTCAACAGGTTTTACTGGTCCTACCGGTCCAACTGGTTCAACTGGAGCCACAGGAGCTACTGGTTCAACAGGAGCGACAGGTGCAACGGGTGCACAAGGAGTACAAGGAGCTACGGGTCCAACAGGGCCTACTGGTGCACAAGGCGTTACAGGACCAACTGGATACACTGGACCAACTGGATACACCGGTTATACCGGACCAACAGGTGCGACTGGTGCTGCATCTACAGTAACGGGTCCAACAGGGTACACAGGTCCTACGGGAGCTACGGGCGCTACAGGTTCTACTGGCGCAACTGGCGCGACGGGTTATACGGGCTATACAGGTCCAACAGGATTTACTGGAGCAACTGGTGCAACTGGTCCAACTGGTGCGACTGGCGCAGCATCAACCGTTACAGGACCTACGGGAGCTACTGGTTCTACAGGTGCAACTGGACCAACAGGAGCTACTGGAGCTGCATCAACTGTTACTGGTCCTACGGGCCCAACAGGTTATACGGGTCCAACAGGTGCGACTGGTTCAACTGGTCCAAACTATTTGTCGCTGAGTTACACATTCTCTACGACAACAAACCCAACTGGAATTTCTAACGGTCAGATTCGTTACAACAGCGCAACGCAATCAACTGCATCAAAGATTTACATAAGCACCAAAGACAAGTTTGGTAACGACCTTGAACCGATGTACATCATCTCTGAACTCACAGAGATTTTGATTCAGAACGCTGCTGGTTCATCCAACTATCAAGCATGGGCATTATCAAATGGAACTGTTTATACAGGATTTGATTATGTTGAATATGATGTAACTGATTTTGCTGCAGGTGGTGCAGCGTTTACTAATGGTCTTGCAGTTCAAGTTGGATTCGAGTTGCGTGGAGCAACTGGACCAACTGGCTACACAGGACCAGCAGGTGGAAGCGGACCAACAGGACCAACTGGATATACAGGTTGGACTGGCCCAACTGGACCGACTGGTGCAGCAAGCACTGTTACTGGTCCGACAGGCGCTACGGGTGCAACAGGCGCTACTGGACCCACAGGTGCGACAGGAGCTCAAGGTTCAACTGGGCCTACTGGTTATACGGGACCTACTGGCGATGTAGGACCAACTGGTCCAACGGGATATACCGGATACACAGGGCCAACTGGAGATACTGGTCCACAAGGTGTCACGGGTCCAACTGGGTACACGGGTTACACAGGTCCAACGGGCGATACTGGACCAACTGGACCAACTGGTGCCACAGGTGCAGCAAGCACGGTAACTGGTCCTACTGGACCAACAGGTGCTCCTGGTCAGTCGTCTTCGTTCTTTGAGTACAAAGTAAAGACAACTTCGACGAGCGGAGACCCTGGTTCAACAAACCTTCTGTACAACAACGCGACGCAGATAAATTCAACGCAAATCAACGTTTCTCACTTGGATGTAAAAGGCCAGGACGTTGACATCTTTTTGGTGAACATTCGTGTTGGCGACCAATTGTTCATTCAAGACAAAGATGACTCAAACAACTACCAAGAGTTCTTGGTTACTGCCAATGCAGTGTCTTTCACCAATTATGCAGAAATAGCCGTATCGTATGTAGGTTCATCTGGAACTGGTACCACGAACTTTGCAAATAACGAAGATGTGTTGCTCATCGTGCGCGACATTGGAGAAACAGGACCTACTGGTCCGCAAGGTGCAACTGGTGCAACGGGACCAACTGGCTATACGGGACCAACTGGGTATACGGGCTATACGGGCCCGACAGGAGATACTGGTCCTCAAGGTGTTACTGGACCTACTGGTGCAACTGGATATACAGGCCCTCAAGGAATCCAAGGCGACACAGGTCCAACTGGTCCAACAGGGTATACGGGACCAACAGGGTATACAGGTACGCAGGGAGATACTGGCCCAACTGGTGATACTGGTCCTACTGGAGCAACAGGTGCCGCTTCGACTGTTCCTGGTCCTACAGGTCCGACTGGATACACAGGTCCGACAGGTGATACAGGTCCGCAAGGAACAACTGGTCCGACTGGACCCACTGGGTACACGGGTTACACAGGACCGACTGGATACACAGGACCGACTGGTTTTGATGGTGCAACAGGTGCGACTGGTCCTACTGGAGATACAGGACCACAGGGTGTAACTGGACCAACTGGTTATACAGGTCCGACTGGTGCAACTGGTGCTGCTTCTAACGTAACTGGTCCTACTGGACCTGCTGGAGCGACTGGTGCGACAGGACCGCAAGGTGACACTGGACCTACTGGACCTACAGGTGACGCTGGAGTTGCTGGCGCTACTGGTCCGACTGGACCGACTGGATACACGGGACCAACTGGAAACACTGGGGCAACTGGTGCAACGGGAGCAACCGGTGCAACTGGCGCACAAGGTGAGACTGGACCAACTGGACCAATAGGAAACACTGGGCCAACAGGACCGACTGGATATACAGGTCCTACTGGAAGTGCTGGTGTTACTGGACCAACTGGTGATACTGGACCAACAGGTGCGGCTTCAACCGTAACTGGTCCAACCGGCCCTACTGGGGCTACTGGTCCACAAGGCTCAACAGGTCCGACTGGTCCTACAGGTTCAATTGGTTCAACAGGACCTACAGGTCCAACTGGTCCAGAAGGAAACTTCACTGTTTCTGATACTGCTCCATCAACTCCTGCATCTGGTGATGTTTGGTACAACTCTTCAAACGGTCGTAGCTACGTTTACTACAACGACGGAAACACTTCGCAGTGGGTTGAGTTCGGTGAAGCAAACCAAGGACCTACGGGACCAACAGGACCAACTGGTTCTGGTACTCCAGTAGACGATGACCAAAATATTATTGCCAATCAGGTTTTTAGTTAAGGAGCAATCATGGCGACATTTACAAAAGAAAAACTATCTGCATCAACAAACGGTCGTGGAATCAAAATTTCTGCAACGGCAAGCGCTGGAACAACCGTTCACCAGACAGGTACAGCAAACAAAGATGAAATATGGCTTTACGCATACAACTCTGCTGCCACGCCACAGTTGATAACAGTTCAGTTTGGTGGAACCACGTCTGTTGACGATGACATCAAACTCACCATTCCATCGCAAAGCGGATTGACACTTGTTGTTCCTGGATTGACGCTTGTTCCATCTGGTTCTGCCTTAACGGTTGCTGTTTATGCTGCTACTACGAACGTGGTGACTATTCAGGGTTATGTGAACAGGATTAGCTAATGGCAAATCCAGTTCGAAGGAATCTTTCGTCCAGCCAAGTTGAGGATTGGTTTGGTCCGTCAATCATCTATATTCCGTCACGTCGTGGCGCAGCAGTAGGTGTTGAATACCTTGTAATAGGCGGAGGTGGCGGAGGCGGATTTTCAACTGGTGGAGGCGGTGGCGCTGGAGGATATGTAGAGGGGTACGTATATCTTCCATTAAGCGTTTCAATAACAATTGGTGCTGGTGGAGCAGGTGCAACAAGCTCAAGCAATGCTTCAAGAGCTGGTTCAAGTTCAATTCTTCATGACATTGTTGGATTCGGTGGTGGAAGCGGTGGAGACCCTGGAAACGCAACTCCAGGAGGTTCTGGCGCTGGAGGCGGTTGGCCAACAACTCTTTTGGCTAGTTCTGCAACACAAACAAGTCCATACAGCGGAGCCGGATATGGTTTTAATGGTGGTCCAGGAAATGGATTGAACTTTCGCGGAGGCGGAGGCGGAGGGGCTAGCGCAGCTGGTTCTGACTCTGGAACAAACGGTGGAGCTGGCGGTACTGGCGGAGCTGGAAGAAGCTCAAGCATTACTGGTTCTGCAGTAACTCGTGGTGGCGGAGGTGGAGCTGGTGCAGTATTCCAAACTGCAGGAGCAGGCGGAACTGGTGGTGGGGGAAACGGCTCTGCATCTGGAACTGGTAGCAACGGCACGGTAAATACTGGAGGTGGGGCTGGTGGTGGAGGAAATGCCTCAGCTGGTGGAACTGGTGGGTCAGGAATTGTTGTTATAAAATTTAGAGACTCTTTGACATTGACAGTATCCCCAGGTCTTACTCAAACAAATGCAACTGCTGGTGGATTTAAAACATATACATTTACCGCTGGTTTTGGGACGGTGACTTTCTCGTAATGGCACACTACGCATTTTTAGACGAAAATAATATTGTTACTGAAGTCATCGTTGGTCGCAACGAAGATGAAGTTGTTGACGGCATTAACAACTGGGAGGCTTACTATGCCTCTCTGCGTGGACAGCGTTGCGTAAGAACGTCTTATAACAACAACATCAGAAAACAGTTTGCTGGTATTGGCTATACATACGACCAAGATGCTGATGTATTTATTGCTCCATGTTTGTATCCATCATGGACACTTGATTCAAATCATGATTGGCAACCGCCGAGCCCTCGACCAGTTGATGGTGTATGGGATTGGAATGAAGAAATGCTATCCTGGGTTGAGCGCCCAGCAGTTTAACCAGATAAAGCAGGAACGACATGGCAATTGATTTTCCATCATCACCAGTAGACGGACAGATATTTACATCTGGCGATTTTACGTGGGCTTACAGCACGAGTGTTGGCGCATGGAACTTGAGAGCATCAACAGTTACAGGTCCAACTGGACCAACAGGGCCAACTGGTTATACAGGACCTACTGGGCCGACTGGTGCTCAAGGAGAAACTGGACCCACGGGACCAACGGGGTACACAGGATACACAGGCCCAACTGGTCCAACTGGTTACACAGGTCCTACTGGTTATACGGGATACACGGGTTTTACCGGACCAACAGGAACATTCCTAACTACAAATATTGCAATATTCCGTGATGAAAAAACAAACGGAACAGCTGGTGGAACATTTAACTCTGGCGCATACAACACGCGAACGCTGAATACAACAATGACAAATGGCATCAGCGGATGCTCGTTGTCTTCTAACCAGATAACGCTTCCAGCTGGAACATATTATGTTCAAGCAGTTGCTCCTACTGGTGGAAACGTAAATAACCATAAAGCGCGTTTACAAAACGTTACTGATGCAACAACTGCAATATTGGGACAAAACGCAGAATCTTCAGACACTGGTAGCGCGAATCCTGGAACAGATGCATTTGTTGAAGGTGTATTTACAATTGCTGCACAAAAAACATTTGAATTACAGCATCGTTGTTTTACAACAGAAAACACTACGGGTTTTGGTGAAGCGTGTTCATTTGGTGATACTGAGGTTTATTCAACTATCACGATTATCAAGATGGCGTAATGCAACTTGATGAACTTGTAAATGAGTATCAATTTCGTAAGTGTCGCGGTCCAAAAGACGCTGAAGTTGAAGAACTCTTAGAAGCATTTGAGTTCTTTTGCTCAAACTACGTTTACATTAAACATCCGTCACGTGGGCGAATAAAGTTTGAGTTACGCCCAGCACAGATACAAACAATCAGAACTTGGCTGAGCGAAAGAAACAGCATCGTTCTTAAAGCGCGTCAGATTGGATTCTCCACGCTGGCTGCAGCATTTGCTTTCTGGCTTGCATATTTCTGGCCAGACCGTTTTATTGTCATGTTGTCCAAGACGGAACGTGAAGCGACAAAGCTTCTGTCAAAGTCAAAGTACATCTACAAATATCTTCCTGATTGGATGCGTAAATCAGGCCCAGAACTTTTGCAAAACAACGTGCTCAAGATGGTGTTTGATAATGACTCAGTAATTGAGTCTCTACCATCAGCCAACGAACCTGCTCGTGGTGAATCCGTATATCTAGCCATCATTGACGAAATGGCGTTCTTGCCCAACCCTGAAGAAGCATGGGCATCAATTGAACCGATTGCTGACGTCGGCGGTCGAGTTATTTGTTTGTCAACGGCAAAAGGTGAAGGCAACATTTTCTACAACCTTTGGCAAGGCTCGCAGAACGGTACGAATCGATTCAAGGGCATTTTCTTTCCATGGTCAGCAAACGCAGACCGTGACCAAGCGTGGTATGACGCGCAAGCAAAAGAACTACCAATCTGGCAGTTACATCAGGAATATCCAAGCAACCCTGAAGAAGCCTTTATTCGTTCTGGTCGCCCAGTATTTGATATTGACAGAATCAAGGAAATGGAAATTGAACCAGGTAAATCTGGTTTTAACAAAAAGTTAAGTGATGCACCTAATTCGTTTATGTTTGAGTCATCTGGTGGACCATTAACCATTTGGCATCTTCCAGTTTTTGGAACTTCATATGTGATTGGTGCCGACGTTGCAGAAGGATTGGCGCGTGGAGACTATTCATCAGCCCACGTAATTGACGCAAAGAGCGGAGAGCTGGTTGCCCATTGGCATGGCCACATTGACCCAGACAAGTTTGGCTATGAGGTTCTATATGCTTTGGGTCATTTTTACAACGAAGCCTTGATAGGCGTGGAATCAAACAACCACGGTCTAACAACTTTGACAGCTCTTAACAACGCAAATTATTACAACCTTTACCGCCAGCGCCGTCTCAGCCAAAGAAACGCTGAACAGACTGAGCAACTGGGTTGGAAAACAACATCGCTATCAAAACCGTTAGCTATTGACGAATTGAGCGCAGCCATACGAGACAGGGTCTTGAAGATAAGTTGCGAAAAGACATTGGCTGAATTGAAGACCTTTGTCCGTGACGATAACGGCTCAATGCACGGCTCCCCACACGACGACCGCGTTATGAGCCTGGCAATCGCCAACCAGATGCTGAAGTATGTGTGGTTGCCGGAATATCGGCCAAAGACTGATGCCCCATGGGGAACCTTGAACTTTTGGGCCAAGAAGATTAAGAAGCCAGAAAAAGTGCCCGAACGGTACTTCATCGGTGAATTCAACACGTATTAGTCCACGGGTCCATAGGTAATGGATTATCCTTTCTAATAGAGGTTTTAATGCATTGTTCGTCCTGTAATCGACAGATTGACTCAGAAAATGACCGCAGACGCGGCATTTGTTTTGCATGCCACGTAAAAACCATTCGATTGGGCTTCCGTCATGGCAAAGATAACTGGAATGGACCAACAGAACGCGAGATTCAGAGGTCTTACGAAGAGTCCGATGCATTCAAGCAAGGAAAAATTGAGAAGGTTCCAGCAAGGGCGGAATTGATATGAAGATACGCAAAGCAGCCAAGATTCAAATGAAACCAGCACCAAAATACAAAAAGATTGAAGTTGCTGGCAAGGAAGAAGCCAAAAAAGATTTGAAGAAGGCTGATAAAGCTGCGCCTAAAAAAGATGAAAAAAAGCCGAAGAAAAAGGTGACAAAGAAATGAAAAAGAAAAGTTCCAAGAAACCTAAGTTTGGCGTTCTTGCAATCATGGTTGAGACGCCAGTAACAAAAGCGTACAAAAAAGCAATCAAATCAGAGAGAAAGAAGAAACAGTCATGATGGTCTATAAGACAATCGCCACACTCAACACCGAAGGTCAGTGGGAAGCAATTAACGCTGACGATTTTGAAAACGTCGTCGTTACCATTGAGGGAACTTGGACTGGAGACATTGAGTTCTGGGGCACCAACGATGAACCAGAGTTCACTGGCGATTTCAACTGGGTTAAGTGGAATCTGAACGACAGCGTCAACGCATCCACGACCGCTGTAACCGCAACTGTTACGGGCAACTCTCCAACTGAAGTCATTAAAGCTTTCCGTGGAAGCATCGCTGGACTTCGTTCATTTGCTGTTTACGCAGCAACTGGATTCTCTGGTACTGCCCGCGTGGTCGTCTCAATTCACAGAAGCGCAAAGTAGGTCATCATGGCTGCAAAGAAAAGCAAAAAGGGCATGGGCTTCAAAGCTGCTCAAAAACAAATAGCAAAAAAGCAGGGTGTCTCAATGGAGAGTGCTGGTGCAATTCTTGCTTCTGGTGCTCGCAAATCATCTCCTGAAGCAAAGCGCAAGAACCCAAACCTGATGAAAGTTTCAGGCGTTAAGAAGACTGCAAAGAAGAGCAAGGCGCCATCAGCAAAGAAGATGGAACGCCAAGAAATGAAGAGTCAGCGCGGCTACTAATGCCAGGCAACCCTCGTTATCCAGCTCTTCCGGCAACAACGCAAAAAAACTATCTTCCAAGAAAGAAGAAGAAAAGTGGCAGCAAAAAAAAGAAGTAAGTCGCAAGTAAATAAGGCTGGCAATTACACCAAGCCAGCTATGCGCAAAGCGTTGTTTGAAAAGATAAAGGCTGGCTCAAAAGGTGGTGACCCTGGTGAGTGGTCGGCGCGTAAAGCTCAACTTCTTGCCACTGAATACAAAAAGCGTGGTGGAGGGTATAGAGACTAATGGCACTCAAGAAATCGCAGCAGTCGCTCAAAAATTGGTCGGAACAGAAGTGGAGAACTTCTGACGGTAAACCGTCCAAGGGTAAGAAGAGATATCTTCCAGATGCTGCTTGGGCTGCATTGTCACCATCAGAAAAAGCTGCAACCAACAAAGCTAAAGCAAAAGGAAATGCAGCAGGAAAACAGTTCGTTAAGCAACCAAAGAAAGTTGCCGAAAAAACAAAGAGGTACAGATAATGCCTTACAGCAAATACTCACCAAAACAGAAGCGTCTTGCAGCAGTTGCTGAACCACGCGACAAGATAACTGGCGCTGACCTCAAAGCTCTTAGTGGCAAGAAGTTCAAGGGAAAGAAGAAGAAGTGAAAAAACCAACGATGGCACAGGCGTACAAGAAGGCTGTTTCTAGCAAGCAACCTTCTCCAGAAGAGATGGACCCAGGCATGGTCGGTCCCAAAAAGCCCAAGGGCAAAGGACCAAAGCCTGTAATGCCGCTTGCTCCAAAGTCTGGTAAGACACCGAAGAAGCGCACCGGAAAGCAACTGTAATCAACCATGAAAAACTCAGAAACCCCACTTGGTATTGCTTTCACAATTGCCATTAAGAATGGCGAAGAAAAAGAAGGCATGGAAGAAAAGGAAGACAACGAACTTCCTGAAGGCGTAACTAACGAACGAATCAAACTCGCCCCAGCAGAGGCAGAGTATGTCGAATCCATGTTTGAAATTGTTGAAGAATACGGCAAGCTTGCCGATGACGACGGCAACGGAATTTGGGTTGGTTATGAAGGCCCAAGCGACAACGAGAACAAGAAGTATGGAGTAAAGTGCTCTAACTGCGCGTTTTGGTGCCCAAAGATGAAGGGATGCCACATCATTGTTGAGCAGGCCCATCCAGACGGTTATTGCCGTTTGGCTGCAATTGGTGAAGGACTCGTTCAGAAGGGAAAGAGGACTAGATAATGGCCGCAAAAAAGAAGTCAGGTGGAAAGTCGCCAGCATGGCAGCGTTCAGAAGGGAAAAACCCAAAGGGTGGTTTGAACGCAAAAGGTCGTGCGTCGTACAAAGCTGAAACTGGTGGAACGCTTAGGCCACCGGTCAAGTCTGGTGACAATCCTCGTCGTGCTTCTTTCCTTGCTCGTATGGGCAATATGCCTGGTCCTGAACGTGATTCAAAAGGTGAACCAACGCGACTCCTTCTCTCGCTGAATGCATGGGGTGCTTCTTCAAAAGCAGATGCCCGCGCAAAAGCACAAGCTATCTCCGCACGTAATGAACGAAAGAAGAAGAAGTAATGGCCCGTCAATCAAACGCAGACAAGCTGTCTAATTACAGAAGCAGAATTACAAGCTCAAAGCAGTTCCGTAAACAAGAAAACTATGACCAGCTTTGGCAGAGACTTATCAACCTTTACCGTGGCCGTCATTATCGTGGTCAGGCTGTTGGCGACAGATTGCTTGTCAATATTGCTTTCTCCACGATTAACACTCTTGCGCCGTCTGTGTCTATTGGTCGCCCAAAAATCAATGTCAATCCGCGCACTCCAGAAGATGGCGAAAAGGCAATCATTACTGAGTCAATTATCAACTACTGGTGGCAACACTATGACTGCCAAGCAGAGTTCCAGCGTGCTGTAAAGGACTATCTCATCCTTGGTCATGGATGGGTTAAGACTGGTTATCGCTTTGTTGAAGAAGCCAAGATAAACAAGATTGAGTACACAGCTGATGAAGCTGCTCAGTCACGCCCAACTGACGATGTTGAGTCAGAACTCATTATTAGAGAAGACCGTCCATTTGTCGAGCGCGTTGACCCATTTGATGTTTTCGTTGACCCAGATGCGGTGAACATGGAAGATGCTCGATGGATTGCGCAGAGATTGCGTCGACCATTGAAGGATGCAAAAGCAGATAAGCGTTATGACGCTTCTGCTCGCTCAGAACTCAATGCATCTAGCTACCGAAAGATGGGCGATGTCACGTCTGTCGGCGTATACAACAGCGCACCAGAAGATGAAGCGTATTGCGACATCTACGAGTACTACAACATTGATACTGGCGAGATGTCAGTGTTCTCTGATACTGGCGGCGATAAGTTCTTGATTAAACCAGTCAAGATGCCATATGTATTTGGCCATCCATTTATCATGTTGCGCAACTACGACATTCCAGGATTCTTCTATCCAATGGGTGAACTGGAAGCCATTGAGCCATTGCAGTACGAACTTAATGAAACTCGTACGCAGATGATGAACCACAGAAAGCGCTACTCACGTAAGTGGCTCGCCATGGAATCAGCATTTGATGACTTTGGTCGCCAGATGCTTGCATCAGATGACGACAACGTAATCGTTCCAGTTAAAGGTTCAGAAAACCTTAACAACGTGGTTGTTCCAATGCCTGCACTTATTAACCCACCTGAGTTCTACAACCAGTCTGCGCTCATCCAAAATGACATTGACCGTGTGTCTGGTGTATCTGAATACCAGCGTGGTGCAATTCCAGAAACCACGAGAACTGCCCGCGAAGCATCAATCATTGCTGAAGCAGGTAACGCAAGAGTTGCGGAAAAACTGGTCACTATAGAAAACCACATAGCCAAATGTGCACAGAACCTCATAATGCTTGCCCAGCAGTTCATGACTGGCGAACAGACGGTACGCATCCTTGGAACAGAAGCAGCACCTGTTTGGTTAACGTTTGACAAGGACTACATTGCTGGTCAGTTTGACTTTACAGTTGAGGCAGGTTCAACTGCTCCACGAAATGAAGCATTCCGCCGCGATATGGCACTTCAGATGGTCGCAGCGCTTCAACCATTTGCCCAGCAAGGCCTTGTAAACATGGCAAAGCTTGCTGAGTACGTGCTTGGCGTTGGATTTGGCGTTAAAGACCCACAGTCATTCTTGACACCACAGGCAGCGATGGGCGCTGGCCCGATGATGGGTGAAGGAGAGCAACCAATGTTGCCTCCAGGCATGGAAGGAATGGGCATGCCACCAGAACTTCCAATGGGCATGATTCCATCGGCAGGGGCACCAATTCAAGGTCCAGGACCACAACCAGGTCCAACACCTGGCGGTTTGCTTGAGTCATTGCCACCAGAAGTTCTCCAAGCAATCCTTGCTCAAGGAGTGTAGTAAGCCGTTCCATGTAATGAAATGTGCTTAACTATAGGAAGTTAAATAAATAGGGAATAACCAAACGAAGGACGGACTCCCATGACAACTGAAAATATTGCTGAAGCAGTAACGGAAGAAGCAGCCCCACAGGATGGACAAGTTGCAGAGACGGAACTGGCAACAGCAGAAACTCCGCAGGAAGAATACGATTTCCTCGAAGTCACAGAGTTAGGCGAAAAATACGTCAAACTCCAAGTTGACGGAGAAGAAGTAGCGGTTCCAATTTCGGAGGCTCTAGCTGGATACCAGCGCCAAGCGGACTATACCCGTAAGACGCAGGAACTCAGCGAACAGAGGAAGCAACTACAGTTCGCGGCCACTCTGCAGCAAGCGCTACAGAATGACCCTGAAAATACGTTGCGCCTGCTTCAGGCTCAGTATCAAGTTGCTCCAAAGGCGGAAGAATCCGTTGAGGAGGAATGGCTTACTGAAGAGGAAAAGCAGGTTCGAGAACTTAGCTCGCGTCTAAATGCTCTTGAACAAGAAAGAGCCATGGAAGCGCTAGTTAAGACTATTGAGTCTCTGGAGAGCAAATACGGTGATGAATTCAACGCAGACGAAGTTGTATTCAAAGCTTCTCAATTGGGAACGACCGATTTAGAAGCCGTCTTTAAGCAGATGGCTTTTGACAAGGTTTACGCTCAAAAGTCTGAGGCAAGCAAAAAACTTGCCGAGGAACAAGAGAGGCTTAATGCCAAACGAGGCGCAAGCATCGTGGCAGGGTCAACTTCTTCTAGGTCGGGTACAGCACCGCAATCTGCTCCGCCAAAATCCGTGTTCGAAGCTTTCGAGCAGGCTAAACGCCAACTCGGTAGCTGAGACAAACTCACAACTTAGGAGAAAATCATGGCCGGGAACCCGGACTTCAATGCAATTTTGTCCACGACGTTGCAGAACTATCAGCCAACGCTCGTTGACAACATCTTCAAGGACCTAGTCCTTCTTAACCACCTCAACGAACGCGGTCGCGTTGTCGTTGAAGAAGGTGGTACCTCAATCGTTGAGCCACTCATGTACGCAGTGAACAACACTGTTTCTTCGTACAGTGGTTACGACACGATTGACCTCACCCCACAGGACGGCATTTCAGCTGCTGAGTACGACTGGAAGCAGATGGCTGCTTCTATCGCTATCAGCGGTATCGAAGAGGCCAAGAACCGTGGCACCGAGGCAATCATCAAGTTGCTCAACGCAAAAATCATGCAGGCTGAGATGTCGCTCAAGAGCTCACTCAACAGCATGTTGTTCTCAAACGGCTCTGGCAATGGTGGCAAGGACTTCAATGGTCTTGGCAACATCGTCGGTACCCAGAACAACACCGTTGGTGGAATTGACGCTTCGTCAAACTCTTGGTGGAATCCAACTCAGGCAACGACCATGGCTGCAACTCTTACCTTGCAGAACATGGCTGATGTCTACAACCGCGCCTCAAAGGGCTCGGATGTTCCGGACCTCATCATCACCAATAACAGCCTCTTCGAGAAGTTTGAAGCGCTGCTCACCCCGAACGTTCGTTACCAGGACGTCGCGAAGGCAAACGCTGGCTTCACGAACTTGATGTTCAAGCAGACCCCAGTCGTGTTCGACTTGGCTCTGTCAACTGACACTTCGGATGCTCCGATGTACTTCCTCAACACGAAGTACCTCAAGCTCACCGGAATGAACGGCCACTGGTTCCAGACCACCGACTTCCAGAAGGGCACTGTTGCGGGCGTTGACGCTCGTTACGCGCTCGTCATGGCGTTTGGTGAACTGACCTGTTCAAACCGTTCACGTCAGGGTTACATCACGGCTGACGCCTGATAAAAGTCTTTGGGGCGGGGGCTGAAGGACCCCCGCTTCTAGAGAAAAAAACAACAACAACAATCCAACTGCCAGGTTGGTTATCTCTTCGCAGTAGCGAGGAAGGAGCAAGAACATCATGGCAACAAACAACAAATTCGTCGTGGAGCGCACAAACGTGTTGGCTTCCGATGTTGTCGTAGGCACAACCTACGCCGCATTGGACGCTGGCGATTTCGGTTGGTACGGCATTGCCGGACAGACCTACGCTTTCCAGGCTCACGTCGTGTACGACGCAGACGGTGCAACCGAAGGCGCTGCCTTCTCAATCACCGCAGGCGCAGTTCCAACAGCAGTGCACTTCGTTTCGGAGTACAACACCGATGCAACAACCGTCGTTCGTACGGCTTGTGTCGCAGTTGACACCCCAGACCATGGCACCGCTTCGGTGGACGGCTTGAACAGCGCGTTCGTCTACGGCAGCATCACCCCATCTGCAGACGGCTTCATTGCTGTTTCAGGCATCGCGGAAAACGCATCCAAGATTACAGCTAAGGGCACCTTGTCCACGCTGTCTTGGAAGCGTGTCGACTGGCCGAGCCAGCCGTAATCCGCTAGCCGCTTAATCGCGGTACAAGGTTTGGCCAGGGTCTTGAGTCATCTTCCTTCGGGTGAACTTGGGCCCTGGCCAATTCCATTTATGTGGGATTCGGACAATCCTGGACTTTATTTCCATGACCCGGAACTCGCAAATCGCTGGTTTTGGGATGATGATTCTGTAGGTAACAAAAACACCTACTATGTAGAGAACAACAACTGAAGGAACGACATGTCAAGAATTTCTGTATACACGAGCCAGATGCCAGAAGGTGCTGAACGGTATGGGGTCAATCCAGGCCTGGAAGCAGCAGCGCTTGTTCCAAGTTACATGTCTGTTACTGGAAGCGAACCAGCTCCTCCATCTGGAATTCCTTATGGTGTTGTTAATGCTTGCATGGCAATGACCAAGGCTGGAACTGCTTGCACATCGCCAAAAGCAAATGGTTCAGACCTCTGTCTTGGCCACCAACGTCAGTTGAACAAAATGCAACGCGACGAAGAAGAAGCAAAAGTAGAAAAAATCGAGGACTAAATCATGGCAATTCCATTTTCCAATGAGAATCTGACGCTTGCTCAGATGACGAGCTTTGTTGCTCAGTTGTCTGATTTGGAAATTGGACAAGACCCAAACGACGATATTTCCACTGACCTTGTATACGGATTTATCAAAGAGGGTTTTCAAAAGATTTATAACCTGAGTACTCGCTGGCCGTATTACCAAGCGACGTATTCATTCAGCACGATTGCAAACCAGCGCGGCTATTCAACATTTGCCCGAAGCCTTCCAAGCGCACAGGTTTCTTCTATTACTGACCTAAACCAAGTTATTTCTGTTGTCAACAACACAAATGCTGGCAATGCTCTTATCTATCTTGACCAGTTCAAATGTGAAAGCTTGTGGGTTGGAACGCAGGATACGACAGGAATTCCTGCTTACTTCAGCATTTGGGCAAACCAGGTAAACCTATGGCCAAAGCCAGACCAGGTCTACAACATTTCAATTCGTGGTTTCCGTCGTCCATCGCTTACATGGTTGAGTGACGCAAATACCGCAATTGACATCAGCCCAGATATGCAGTTGGCATTGACCAACTATGTTCTTGCGCGAATCTTTCAGTTTCAAGAAGACCCTGAGATGGCTGCGGTATATAACCGCAACTTTGAACAAGAAGTTGCAATCATCCAAGGCAACCTGACTGCTCCGAATAACAACCAGCCACTCATCATGTCTGGCGGTTTGCAACTCACAGCCTACGACTACTGGTGGGCTGATTACCCAGGTATCCAAGTTCTGCCAGGAACGCCTAACCCACTGGCAATCATGTACTAAATGGCACAGATTCTTTTTGACCAAATTCGCGACTTTACTGGTGGCGTGAACTATCGAGCCGACCAGTTTCAGCTTGCCAAAAATGAGTCGCCTTTCATTTTGAATATGGAAGTTGACCCACGTGGTGGTGTTTTTACGCGCGCTGGATACAAAAAGAAGCACACTAATGCTGTCGTGACACCTGCTACGACTTGGTTGCCTAAAGGTCTGTACAACTATGAGTATCCATTGTCACCGCGGATAATGTTGACAACTGGGTATACATCAACAGGTCCAGTTGATGGGAAAGTTTTTGTATCTTCTGGTGGAAACTTTACTGAATTGAATTCTGCCGTATCTACACCGATTGCAGTTAAGTCAACCAATGGGGCAAGTTTTGCTCAATGGGAAGACATTCTTTATATTGCTCTTGGTAAAAACCAAACACAGATGGTCAAATGGACTGCTGGAGATACATACACAACTGCTCTTGCTGCATCTGGGCCAACATGGCAGCCGTACGATACTGGCGGTTCTGGTTACATGCCAAGAGCAGAATTGTGCATTTCGCATGCAAACAAACTGTTTGTAGCCAATACATACGAAGATGGAACGGCATATCCAAATCGTATTCGTTGGTCGCATGAGAATCTTCCAGAGGCGTGGTATCAGCAGGATTACATTGACATCATTGCTGGCGGCGAAGGAATTCGTGGAATTCAAGTGCTTGACGGTCAGCTTGTCATATTCAAGCCAAAGGCCGTTTATTTGCTGATGGGTTATGACGCAGACTCTTTTCAGTTGGTTGAGTTGACCACGGTTGTAGGAATTGATTATCCGCAGCAAGCAGTAGCTGGTTCTGGTGGTGTCTACTTTTTTGATTACCCGCTTGGTTTGTTCTTTATTGACCGAAACGGTATTCGTAACTTGTTTGACAGATTGAAACCAATCATTGATACAGACAGGGTTAACTCAAGCCTTTTGAGTACGGTGACCTGTAGTTTTATGAATGACAGATTGTGGCTATCAATGCCATTTGATATTTTTGATACTGGTAGCAATCCAAACTACGTAAACTGCAACTTTGTGTTTGACCCATCAATTGGTCCACAAGGCGCATTTACTTTGTTCCAATCAGCAACATATGACAATTCTTTGGATACAGATGTTCCTGGTTGGGGATTGGTTAGTGGCATTGACTGGAAAGATTCCACAGATGCTGCTTGGCACTTGGCCATAATGCCAGACTCATATTTCCCATTTGTTATGTATGTTGACGAATATGCAAACGTATACGATGACCTTGGAACTGGTGACGATGACGGAGATATTGCCAGTTACTATAAAACCTCATGGTTCTATGACGATAGATACGTCCAAGATAAAACATTCGTTAAAAGTCTTTACGTTGTAAAAGAAGTTGAAAGCGAAACACAAATCCGTGTTGACGTTTACCACGATTTCAACACACTTGACACTGTTACATCATCAACTTTGGCTTTGATTCCAACATCTACTGGTGGTCTATATGGAACAGCCACTTACAGCACGGATGGTAGTGGTGGCGTATATGGCAACCAAGCATTGCGCCAAGGTATTCAAGTTGGTGGAAGACTTAAAACAGCTAAAGCAGTACAGCTTGAATTTATTGGACCAACTGGAGACTTTACTAATACCCCGGGTCGAGCTTGGGGATTGAATTCAATAGCTTTCAAGTATAAGAGACGCAAGATTAGGAGCAATAAGTAACCATGGCAACGCTTACAATTCCAAATACATTTGTAAACGCTACAACAATTGTGGCTGCAGAGCACAACGCAAACTTCACCGCTGTCAAGAACTTTGTTGACGCTTTGTCGGCAGGAACAAACTTTGATGCTGGTGCAATCAACACCGAAGACATTGCATCATCAGCAATCACGGAAGCCAAGATTGCAGCAAATGCTGTGACAAGTAGCAAGTTGGGCACCAGCCTTACTTTGACCACGCCAAACATTGGTTCAGCAACTGCGACATCATTGAATGCTTCGTCGAACATCGTTTATCACATTCAAACGACTTCCACGACCGGAAACTATACGCTTGCTTTGGTTGACGACGGAAAAGTCGTGGAATCAAACAATTTGACACAGTTTACAATTACAGTGCCATTGAACTCTGCTGTAGCTTTCCCAATTGGAACACAAATCACTGTCATTCAGACTGGTGCGGGACAAACAGTTCTTGCTGGTGATACTGGTGTAACAGTAAACGGAACCCCAGGTCTTAAGCTTCGTGCTCAATGGTCAGCAGCAGTTCTTCTCAAGCGCGCAACTGATACTTGGGTTGCGATTGGAGACTTGAGCGCGTAATGCCGGTTTCTATTGGAGCACTTGGTTCTGGTGGTTCTTTGCCAGGCACGCCAACGATTGGTACTGCCACGGCTGGAAATACACAAGCATCAGTTACATTTACTACACCGTCGTATACAGGTAAGGGCGGAGTTGTAACTTACCGAGTTATTTCTTCACCAGGAAGCATCGCTGGTACTGGTACATCATCTCCAATTACGGTAACTGGTTTAACGAATGGAACTGCTTACACCTTTACGGTCAGGGCAGAAACATCGTATGGAACCGTTTCTGCATACTCTGCTGCTTCAAATAGCGTTACCCCAGTTGCTCCTCCAGTTCCTACTCCGACTCCTACTCCGACTCCCACCCCGACTCCCACCCCTACTCCTACTCCTACGCCGACTCCGACTCCAACTCCTGTATCGTGCACATATTGCGAACACGCTTTGACAGGAAACCAATTGTTCACTTGCGGTTGCGTAGAATTGCCAAGTGGATATCGACAGAAGTACTTCTTGCGTGAGTACTACACAACACAATTCTGCACACCAAGCGGATGTGTTGGATGCTCATGCGACGTTAGTTACGACAGCGCGTGCGTTATTTCTGGAGACCCCTGCCTAGAATAAGCCAATAATCAAGTGCACGAAGGAGCACCATGACAGTAAGTAAAGAAGAGATGTTGGCCCAGCCATCGTTGTATTTGCCACAGATTCTCGCCGACCCTGAAATGTTTGCAGAACTCCAAAAGATGTCAGAAGAAACGCAGAAGAAAATGCGTGACGTAAAACCTTGGGATTTAATAAATGCCAATGTGCCAAAGGCAACGACAGAAGAAGCAGAACGAAGATACTCAATCTGTTTGGACTGCCCAGAACTTCTCAAAGTGACTAAACAGTGCAAGCAATGCGGATGTTTTATGAAACTCAAAGTTAAGCTTCAAGGTTCTTCTTGCCCATTGGAGAAATGGTGAAACCACTCGTATTTAACGGCATAAGTATTTACCGTGGTGCATTTAAGGATTCAATTGAGTTTATTGAAGCGGTTGAGTTTAGCGTCGAATCTGCGCTTGGACTCCCTGTATGGGAGCCAGCAACCGTCATGCACGCAGACGGGTCGATTACTGAATCAACAGTCAGAACAAACGAGTTTCTATTTTTGCCAGTAGCGGAAGAACTTGATGAGTATGAAGAAAGTTCACGAAAACTACTGTCAGCAGAGATACACAAACACGTACTTCCATGCATTGCTGATTTCTGTGCTCGGTTCTCGATTGACTCTGACCTGAATGTGCCGACTGCCTACCAATTGCTTCGCTACCACGAATCCCAGTACTACATCCCGCATCTTGATGACGGGAAAAACACCAGACGACGGGTGTCTATGGTCGCCTATCTCAATGATGACTTTGATGGTGGTGAATTAAACTTTCCGTTTATTAACTTCAAGTACTACCCAATGGCTGGAGACGTGGTTGTGTTCCCATCTGGAGCGCCATATACCCATGAAGCTATGCCAGTAAGACAGGGTGTCAAGTATTCGGTTGTTAATTGGTGGGTCTAATGCAACCGGTAGTTTTAGATGAGCTTTTGGATAAATCTAAATACCAAGAACTTCTACAAAACCTACCTTCAATTGATTCTGGAATGATTGATTCTGGCCGGTCACGCCATATGGCCGAAAATGACTTTATTAAAAGAATGGGCATATCTCTTGAAGCTGTCGCTAAGAAGGTTTTTGGCTCAGATTCTTTACAAAGTTCATATTCTCTATATTGCAGGTATTACGGTGACGCCTCAATGGAGATGCATAAGGACGACAATGCTTGCACATACACAATTGACCTTTGTGTCCGGCAAACCGAACCATGGCCAATATATGTAGAAGGAAATCAATACTTGCTGAAAGAAAACCAGGCTTTGTGTTACCTTGGTAACGACCAATTACATGGAAGACAGCCCAAAAACCTTGGCCCAAACGGGTCGGTTGAGATGGTCTTTTTCCATTTTGTTGAGCCAGACCATTGGTTTTTCGCTGGTAGGTAACGAATTACTCTTATAGATAGGAGATTTCATCAATGGCTTACGACCCAAGTATTTATGAGGCAACACGGCGAAACCTGTTGTCCAATTACAGCCAACAGGCGGCGATGAACGCCTATCGTCAGTACCTTGCCCAGACCCAAGGAGAGCGTCAAATAAGAGGCCTCCAAGAAAGAGCGTTTGGTCCTACTGCAACTGGTGGTCTTGGGGAAGTTCCAAAGTTGACATCTTCTTATGCACGTCGCGGGCTTTATGGTCGTGGAGTTCGCAGCGGAACCTACAACCAAGCACTTAACGAGTACGCTAGACAGCGGGCACGGGCACTTGGTCAGGCTCAGGAAGATATTTCTGGAGCCATGCGCGGGTTTGATATTACTGGCCGTGGTTATCAGTCAGAATTAGAGCGTGGACTTGCTGACCTAGAGATGAGCAAGGCAAGACAGATTTCAGAAGACGCACAAGCATTGTTGAATTTGAGGTAAATAGTGGCTGTTGGAATTAGATACTTTGGACAGGGCACACGCCCAATGGTTCGGCCAGCATCGACTGGTGGCGTTGACATGAGTGGATATGTTCCTGGCTATGTCCGCCCTTCAGTTACTCCAAGCACAGAAACAGACTTTAGTAATGAAGATTTTCCAGAAGTTGATTTTGGTGATACTGGACTTACTGGGGTAACAAGCACAGGTGGTTCAAGTAGCGCCTATAACACTGGGAAACTGGCGCTTGAACAGAAGAAGTTTGAAGCAGAACAAGCTGCAGCAACATCAGCTGCACAAAGATTGCGTGCTGGTCAAGAGGCTCAAGCCGCCTATATCCGTTCACAGCTTGGAGCTGGAATTCCATCAGTAATTTCTGGTGAAATTGGCGAGCAAGAAGCAGCTGGGCAAAGCTATATCAATACCCAGTATCAAAATCTTTTGAATGCTCTGAATGCTCGCCGTACTTCTGGCGAAAATGTTTTGACAACTGGCTATGACGCATTGCGTAACTACTTGGCATCAAATGTTCCGCAGGCCTATGCCACGGCTGCCAGAGCTGTTCCGACAACAGTTCAGTCAGGCCTTGAGCAGTACCTTGCTTCACGTGGTGTTTCTGGTGAGCCAAGCGCCGCTGAAGTTGCTGCAGTTAATGCACAGCTTGCCGGTGGGGCCACGAACTACAACCAGCTTTTGAATGTTCTTTCAGCTCAAGAAGCCGCTGGACAGCAGTCACGTCTTGCTGAAGAGCAGATGGCCCGTCAACTTGGCGGTGAACGTATTGGTCAGATTTATGCTGGTGCAACTTCTGGACTTGAACAAGAAAAGCTTGCTGCCCTCAATGAGTTGGCAAGCAGAATCTCTAATGCTCGACTCCAAGCAGAACAACAGAGAATTGCTCGTGAGCAGGCTCTCCAAGATGCTCTTGCCACATTGCTTGGTCAGGGATATGTTGCTCCAACATCAACAGAAGGCGTAACTGAAGAAATTGTGGACAGGCGATATGTAGCTTCCCCAATTGAGCAACTTGCTGCAAAGCTTCCTAATATCCAGAATCAAACATTGGCTAACCGAATTAATCAGTTTGTTGCTGCTAACCCAACAGCAAGCCTTGAACAGGTTGCTCAAGCTTTCCCAAGACTCTCTAGAGGAATTGCCTGACCATGGCACAGAATCCATTTCGTCAACGTTTGATTGCTGCTGGCGCTTCACCGATGAAGGCAAACCAGTTTATTGAGCAACGCGCATTCGAGACTGGAAAGCCTGTTGGATTTACTGGCAAGCCAAAGGGCCCAAGCGAGTGGTACAACGAGAACTATGCAGGTGCAAGCGAGAGTTTGTATCCACAGGGTTTCCGTCCGCCAACAGTTGATGCACCAGATTTCAAGAATTATTTTGACATTGTTTATGGGAAAGGTGCATACGACACTTTCACTACAAAGACATTGTCAACAAAGGCCCCAACATTCAGAGCTGCATCATTGAGTTCAAACGAGTTTGACAAAGGCATTGTTGCTTTGGTCAAAGGCGGTAAATCGCTTACTGAAATTACAGACAAAGTAGTCAAGAATCCTGCCGCATGGGCTGGTAGAACTATGTCTGATGCAGTTTCATATGCAACAAAGTTGTTTAATGAATACAACGATGCACAAGGCGCATTGGCTACCGCATATCAAACGCAGTTGGACAAGAACCGCGATTACAAATACCGTTTGCCAGACCCAAAGCTCCGCTATGGAACATCCACGAATCTTTCTGCTGGGACGGTTGACATTCTTTCTAACGCTGGCGCAGCAAAGGCTTACAACGCTTACGCGACAAAAGTAAAAGACCCAGCAAAACTTGCACAGTTCAAGTCATATTTGGTTTCGGAGGCAACTAAAGCAAAACTCACCCCGTGGAAGGATGAAGCTCGTCGTCGCGATGCCCTCAAGGGCACAAAGATTGGCGGATAAGAGTGGCACCACGTAAGCCATTTGCTCCAGGCACGGCTGACAGACTTGAGCGTCTTGCTAAGAAATCTGTACAACCTATTAAGCCATCGGCCGCTATCCCAACTCCAGCAAAACCAAAGAACTGGTGGGATGACGAACCAAGTCCTGCAGCAAAGAATGTTCCAGGAAACAAGCCTTTTGTTGGACCAACACTTGACCCTGAAGTAATCCTTGCTCGAAGCGAACTTGCTTCTAAGGCATCAGAGGCACGAGCAGCTGGGATACCTGAATCAACAGTTACTGCTATTGAAACTGGCAAAGGTGACCCAAATCGTGGTTTCATTGGTATTGGTAGAGGCATTCTTGATATTGCCAAGGGAGTTGGCGGGGCAGTTGTACCTGACGTAATCCCTGGAACACGTATTGACATTAGCAATATTCTTCAACCTGTTGGAAAAGGCGCTGCAACCATTGGGACAAAAGCGCTTGTTGCTGCGTCTCCAGCGTTGGAAAAGCTTGACTTTGGACGTCGTCTTGTTACATCCACGTTGAAAGAAGTTGGTGACGAAGTTGCTGTCTGGCGTGGGACTCGTGAACGTGGTCAAGCTGGACAGGGTGAATTCCGTGGCAAAGGTGGATTCAGCGCATCTGATTGGTGGAGACAACTTTCCAAAGAAGGTGGTCTCTCTGGTGGAGAGTTCTTTGCTGATATTGAAAATCCGTATGTAAATCAGACGCTTGGCTTCATGGCTGATGTTTTTCTTGACCCATTGACTTATGCAACAGGACCTGGTGGTATTGCAAAGACAGCAACCACACGTGGTGTTATTACTGGTGGTACAAAACAGGGTGCAAAAGTTGCTGCTCGTGTTGCCGCTGCAGAAGCAGACCAATTTGCTGCAGCCACAGCACGAAAGATTGCCCAAGAAACACTTGATGATGCAATCCGTATCGGTGATGATGTTCTTGCTAAATCTGCAGAAGAAGCAATTACAAAAGCAGACAAACAACTTGCCGACGCTGCAAAGAAACTTGCAGGAGATGCAGCTGGTAGAACATACGGCAGAACCTCAAACCAAGCACTTGCTTCCAATGTTATCAATCTTCGTGATGAAGCACAGCGCACGATTGACCTTGGAACTGCACCAGCAAATGAACTTGCTTACGCAGAACGCTTTGTTGAAGTAATCAATGACGATGTGATTAAGAACATCCAGTCAAGTGGTCTTGCTGGAATTGCTGGACCATTCTGGGATATTGTCAAAGGCGTTCGTACTCCAGCCCAAGACATTCTTGGTGTGCGTGGTGGTATTCGAGTAACTAATCCTCTTGCTGTTTTTGGTGGACCAGGTCCGTTGCGCGCAATTGTTCCTGGAACAGAACGTTTCACGAATGTGGCTGGAAAGATTCTTGCTGGTTCGCGTTTGAAACTTGGCAACACCCCATTTGGAGCATCAATAATTAATAACATTACGCCAACTGGTGAGGGCGGAATCTTAGGTTCGCAAGACTTGCTTGAAATTCGTACTGCATTGCGTCGTGGAACACTTAGTCCACTTGAGGCTCAAGAAGCAACCAGATACCTGCAACTGGACCAAGCAAATCGTGCTCTCACAAATAACGAACGCAAAGTTGTGCAAGGAATTGTTGCCACTAGCGGTCTTGGAAATGCAAAAAAGTTTAAACCAAAATTCCTTGAAGAAGTTATCCGTATTCGTCAGATTGCCGATGCTGCTGGAATTCCACGTGTATTCACGGCAAAACAACAAGAAGCCAGTGATGCAATTGATGCTTTTTTTACAAATATGTACAATTATGCAGCTGATGCCACAAAAGCAACTGGGTATGTACCTCCTTTCCGAGCAAATTATTTCCCACAAATGCAGTCAGATGAAGCCATTCGTTGGGCTACGGCCAATCCAAAGAAGGCTCAACAACTTGCTCAAGCTCTTAAAGTTGACCGCACCTGGTTTGTTGGAAACTTCCGTGCCCGTGAACTAGCACCAGGAGATGAGTTCTTCGGGAAAGTTTTGACCCAGGCTGATATTGATGGTGGCGCTGCAACACTTAACCAAATTGCTCGTAAATGGGGTTTGAAGTTTGATTACTTTGAAACCAATCCATTAAAAATATTTGCCAAGTATGCAGACAAACAAGCACAATTTGTTGCTTTGCAGAAGAGCATTGGCTCTCTTCCTGAAACAATGCCGACCATGGCGGCTCGACAAGTTGGACCAGAGTTTGTAACTCCTTCAGTTACGACTCCACTTAAAGCTCCGTCATTTGGATTCAGCCTTGCCGACCCAGCAACTGGAATAACTTTGAGTCCAGTACCAATGCTTGAGGCATTGAGTGAGGGGCAGTTACGTTCAATCCTTGATGAGATACGAGGTTTGTCTCAAAAGCTTGAAGGTAAAAGAATTATTAAAACTGAAATTCAAGATGCGGTTGACAGTCTTGATACGCAAATTGCGAAGATTGAAGATGATTTTATTAAAGGTGTTATTACACCACCAGCTGCTGCTGTGTTGAGTGATGAAGTTATTAAGCTCGCAAAATCAATCGCATATGAAATTGAAGATATCCCACTAAAACTTGCTTCTGTTCCAGCAAATCGTTGGTCTGAATACTCAGCAATCGTTAAAAAAGGATTTGAAATCCTTAACGGAGATGTCATTGACCCACTTACAGGAAATGTTCTCTACAAGGGAACAGCACCAGATATTGCTGTGCGGGAAGAGCTTGCTGACTTGCTACGCAATGCAACACGCATGGAAGACCCGCAGTTCGCTGCACGAGTGCGCCAACTTGCAAATGATTACACAAGATTTTCTAAAGCATGGCTTACTGCGCGACCTGGTTTCCATACAAGAAACGCATTGAGCAACACATTCCAGCTGATTGCAGCAGGTGCAGACCCGCGCAATTTGTTTAAAGGAAATCGAATTTTATTTAGAATCAATAAAGGTCTTGAGTCTGGTCTTACACCAAGACAGATTGCTACACAATTGGTTGATAGTGGACTTGTTTCTGTAAAAGAAGAACTTTTTGATTTCCGTAAAGCATTTCAAACACGTGAACAATTAATTGATGGAATTGAAGATGCTGTTAACTATTCTGGAGCAACTGGGTTTGGACAGGTTGGTGAAATTGCTCGTGAAGTTGGTGTTGGCAACAGAGGACTTCTGCAAAAAGCCACTCCTAAACAATCTAATTATGTTTCACGTGCCATTGGCTCAATACCAAAGGGCAGCCGTTGGTTTGGTGAGAAGATTGAAAATTATTCACGTTTTGGTTTGATGTGGGATGGAATATCAAAAGGATTATCGCCAGAAGAAGCTGCAGCGCGCGCAAACAAATACTTGATTGATTACGCAGACCTCAGCAATGTTGACCGGTTTGCCAAGCAAATCATTCCATTCTGGACATTCATGAGCCGTAACACGCCACTGCAACTTGAATTGCTGTGGACAAATCCACGTGCTTATGCTCTGTATACAAGTGGTAAGCGTCAAATTGAGGGACCGAGTGAAGAAGAAGGTGGAATGGTTATTCCTTCTTATGAACTTGCTCGTGGTGTTTTCCCAACCAGAGAAGAAGGATTTGGTGCGTTACTTCCTGGCGATGTAATTCGGCCTGGCCTGCCGTTCCCTGGTGGTGGTGAAAACGTTATCGAAGGTTTGATTACAGAACCAAAGAAATTCTTGGCCAATATCAACCCAATCTTCCGTGCACCAGTTGAAGCCGTTATTGGAAAGAAAGCATTCACTGGAGGAACGATTGTTCCAAAATCTGAAGCAACACGACCAACCAAATCAAAGCTCATTTATCTTGGCCGAGAACTATTTTCGCCAACATCTCCTGTCTCATCATTCCTGAAAGCAATTCCAGGTGTTGGACGTCAGCAATTTTTGGCAACTTTATTTGGTATCAACATTGATGACGCTGAACCATTGGTGCAGGAAGTTAACTCTTTGTTGTCTTATGTTGGTTTGCCGTTCGGTGAACAACGAACAGAACCATCAGTACGTGAGCTTCAGAACCGTCTGTACGACCTTCAGGACTACATTGACGCTAAGCGCGCTGAAGAAAAACAGAGAATAGAAGATATACAAAAAGAGCAACCACAAGAATCAGGCAAGAACTGGTGGGAAGACTAATGAATGAAATAAAGAGCATCATCCTTCGTATCGCGGCAACATTTGCTGCATCTGGTCTTGGAACAATTGGCGCTGGAACAATCGCTGGCGTAGAAATTTGGAAAGCCGTATTCATGGCTGGTATCGGTGGAGTAGCTGTCGTAGTAGAAGGATTGGCTCGCGCTTATTTGGATGATGGCAAGCTCAGCGCTTCTGAAATCAACGCTGTGTTTGACAAGGTTGACAGGGTCGAGTCTTAGTTCTCTTCACCTATTCCGTAATAGCGTTCCTGCCAGCCGGGTGCTTCTTCTTCTAAATGCTTCTCAATGAAGTCCATGAAGCTGTATAGGAAGTCTTCAATGAAGGCCAAAGATTCATAGGCATCTAATACAGGTATATCGTCGCGGGTTATATGCCAGTGATGTACGAAGTCCATGCATTGGTTGTTGCTCATGGTTATGGTGAACATGGCCCCGTTGTCGTCGTCTCGGATGATTTGTTCAGCGGCGTCAGAAATTTCCATCTGTTCTTTCTTGCTGAATATCTTGTTCATCCAAGGACGTTCATCTTCCATGTTTACCCCAAAAATCTCTAAATCTTCCGTCGACTTCTAGTACTTCTCCTAGGTTCCTGTAAGCAATTTGTTTTAATCTCCACGCATGTGGTCCGGAACATCCTAAACGACGTCCTAATTCTTCATAGGAAACCCGTTCATATTCAATTGCGTGAACTATGTAACGGTCTTGGTCGAGCAGTAAATCAATGCAATCGAGCACTATTTCAGATAATTCAGTTATGTCTTGTCTTACTGGTGCGGGGTCAAAACCTGGCGGTGCTTCCATCAGCGCTTGCCACTCGTCTTCTGGTTGTGGCAGCGTAATTATTTTTAATAGCTCATCAATGTCGAGCGGAATTTCTCTATCCGAGTAACTCATTTCTCGACTGATGTTCCAATACATGAAACAACAGTAATCATCAACACGCTCCTTCGGCGTAATAATTCAAGAATACATCACCGAAGTAGCATTTGAGTTGAACTCAGTTCTTGTATGCCTTCAATATCAAAACTTGTTTGTCGTCTTTGAACGCTATACCATTTAGGCCATCCAGAATACTCTTGACATAGTTATCAACATCTGCCCTGAGGCTTGATTGTTCGTCAATGTCGGAGATTGTGACCTCAGCACCTTTGGTTGTTAGCTTGACAACGACACACACTGAGCCCTCAAAGAGCGGTCCTTCAGCCTCTTTATAGCTATTGCCAACATGTTTTTCATATTCTCTGGTGGTTGAATCTGTGTAAACGAATCCACGTGCAGATACACGCGGCCTGCCCTTCGGGCGCGGCCTACCAGGAATACTGAAACTAAAAGATTTCACTGAAAAACAATGTCACCACTCGTAAGCTGGTCACCCTTTGGAGCCCAGAAAGGAGTCTTGTTGTCGTCTGTGCCGATGAAATGCGGACGCTTCGGGTTCTCCGCCAAAGAAGCACGGTTATCCCACACCTCTTCAATTCCGGCCTTACGCGCGGCGCGATGCAACCAAGCAGGGACAGGTCCATGTTGCTCACCACGAATACGAACCTGAAAGTCTTTCTGTTTCACAGGGAAAGCGTTCTGCTTCGCCTGCTCCATCTGGATAAGCATCGCATCCCTTGACGGTGTGATTGGCCATGGCTCGCCTTGCTGAGGGCGGTTTATCTTGTTGTTCACCAGCTCATTGACGAATTCGAAGGCTTCTTTGTAGTCCTCAAGGGCACCTTCAATCGTGGATGGTTTGGTTGACGCAACAAGCTCACTAGCAATCTTGGCGCATGTCTGGATGACGATGGACTTGTTTACTTCTTGACTAGCCATTTGATTCTCTTTTCACGGCGTAGCAACGAAGGTCGGTACCCAGTTTGTTTGTGTGAACGTCAGCAAAGCCAACATCCCGTAATGTTTTGTTCAAATCCCATTCACCGACGTTTGCGTAATGTTCAAAGTCCCGAATCGGATTCTCGTCAATGGCCGAATGTGGCGGTCTGCCTTCTCCAGCCATGGTCGCAATGAAGATGCCACCATCCATCAGATTCTCATAGGAACGCTGGATAATCTCTTTCCACTTGTCAGTGTGCTCAAAGGTTTCCGTGGTCACAATGATGTCAAAAGAGTTGCGCGACGAGAACTCATGACCGAAAGCAACCTTGTCAACTCCAGGACCATCCTGCGGGTCAATGCCAAGGTATTCAAATGTCCACGGCTTGAAGATGCCACGAACAGTGCCGTTGATGTCAAGAGACCCAATCTCAAGAATGCTGTAAAACCCATCTGGTGGATGAATGTTGCACTCCTTTGCGAGCGCCTCATCTTGAAGACGGTAAGCATGAAACGTGTCATGAACCCAGTTATAAGCTTCAGAATGCAATGTATCCCTCCCATTTTTTTTGGAAATATTGTTTGTCTTGTTCGACAAGTTTCTCAAACGCCTTTGGCGGCGTCGACTCGATAGTAACGGAGTGCCCGTGCTTAATCGATGTACCGGCCACGATGTAATTACCTCGTTCCATTGCATTTACAGACCACACCACATCGTCATCTGAGTACCACCACTTCATGTTCTCGTCAAATCTGTACTTATGTGCAATGTCGTGCGGAAGCATGAAACAGAATCCAGCAATGCCACCAGTTCCATCATAACGGCCACGACAAGTATCACGCGAATATCGGTCTTCTGACAGTTCACCATCCCAATACTTCGGGCAGACAAGCCCATAGCTTTCATTTCTGTCAAGCGCCGCGCAAAGTTTGTCAATTGTTCCACGTTCAATCTCAACATCATCATTGATGAACAGCACATGGGACTTCGGCAACGCAGCTTCAAGACCCATATTCCACATCACATTGATGCCAGATTCAGCAGGAACAAACAGCTTTACGACAGAAGAAGGCAAGGCTTCCCCCAAAGCCCTGCCCTCTTCGCCGTCTCCAATCACGATGATGCGTGCCACTTTGCTTTCCTTCAGAAGCTGGTGGACCACCGTGTGGAGCCCCTTCACATTTGATTTCGTTGGGATAACAGCGGTTACCTTGCTTAAACCATTGCGATAAAAGAACAGGTTCTCTTGTAGACGCTTATCATTTGGCGACAAGCTGAATGCCATCTTGCCGTGCTCGAGCGCTTCTTCATACAAACCAAGACGATATGAAGCAATCGCATGCAAATCATGCGGGGCCCATCCCCAAGCGTGTGCTTCTGTGAGATACAAATCTCCACGATTCGTAAGTTCAAGACAGCGTTTTGATGCCCAGTAACAGTCAGCCCAACGATGACTGTCGTAGTAGTGCTGTGCCAAATCAAGCCAGCACTCGCGACCATTCGGGTACTCTGCTACTGCTCTGAGAAGCCAATGCTCGCGCTCTGATGGCACTTGGCGCGCAATGTACCGCATGGAGAAGCCACGTTCTGGAGCCCACCAAGAACTTGCCATAGTGATGTGACGTTTAAAAAGCTTTACTGATTCGTCGGTTCTGCCGTAATACATCAGTTCACGGGCCGCATAATAAGTGTTTCTGTCGTTTTCTGGATTCTCTTCCAAGTCTTGCAACAACAATGGAAGGTATTGACTACGAGGCTTCGAGTTGTCAGCGAAATGATAGATACGGATGTCGCATTGGCCTTGTAATTCTTGGTAGCCAGGTTGCGTGATATTTACTTCATGAACCGCATTGACCCACCTGTGTGAGAAGCGCCGCGTTATCTTGTCACCTTGGTACTGCAACCCTGGTTTACCACGGGCAATAGTTCCTGCAACATCCACGTTCCCTTGTTCATCGTTCTCATACGACTCCCAATTCCACGTATACAGGTATCTGGGCCTGTTTACCGAACCATCGTTAGGAACGCGCTCTAAGGCCTCTCTCCAGCCTTCTCCGAGGACTTCATCAACATCTAAGTTGATTATCCAATCTATGTCGTCAGGAAGTTTATCCAAGAGAACATTGCGAGCATTGGCAAAATGCCAAGGAGAAATGCTTTCTTCTTCAACTGTGATTCCGAGACTTCTGGCCAGAGCGACCGTGCCGTCAGATGAACCTGTGTCCAACAGATATACGACATCAGCAGCTTTAGCAGAGTTATACCAACGTTCAACGTGTGCCTCCTCGTTTTTGCATATTGAAACTACGGCTATTTTCACTTTGATTCCTTCGGTTTGCGTGGCATCTCTCCGCGTAGCTTAGCATTTGGATTGCGTTTGGCATACAGTTCACGACGGCGCGCGTTCTTTCTTTTCTTGTATTCAGGATTTCTTCGTCTTTCACCATCAACTGTGTAATAAAACCGTTTTCCACGCTCTGAATGACAGGTCTTGCAGTATCTGGCAACCCATTGCTTGCCGTCCTTGGCTTTCATGGATGGAGGTGCCATAAACCCTGTGTTCTCATCAGTCCATTCGTGGCCGTATTTACAGGTCTTTCTTTGGTGCATGTGATGACGGCCTTTTGCTGTCTTGTCACGCTGATTCAGCATTGCTGTTCCAAGCGACAAGTGTGCAGGGTTAACGCATTTAACATTGTCACAGGAGTGCATGATGTCAACGCGCGAGTCATCCATTTTCTTTGGCAACTCATCAAGACTGTGCTCTAGCATGTACGAGATACGATGTGCACCTTCGCACTTCCCACCCCACCAAAGCTTGCCGTAGCCCTTGTTGCTACTCGATGCGGTCCATGGCCAACACTCATCGGCCCCAAGAACTTCTACCTTGCTCCAAAAACGGCCAGGATTTTTATCAGCACCATTTGCCCAAGGCATAATTACCACCTACCTTGACGAGAAGCATCATCAGCCCAAGGTTCACTGTCACCAGAAGGCGCGGCAAAAGATTCCTTGTTAGCTAGGGCAGAGTATTGAGCATGAGCTCCAACTTGATTACCTACCACGTCATCAATGAGGTCATAGAGAGCCATAGTGTTCCGAGAAACCCAATCTTGATACTGCTGGTCTTCCAATGCCACCAGTTCTGTGTTGACAAGGTCAACTACACGCTGAATAGCGTCTTCATCTATGAGTCCAGAGGCTTTGAGTACAAACCTCAGTGCTGTTTCTTGTTCTGACATTGATTGCTCCAATCCGCTATTCGCGTTGCTCATTTCCGTTCCATATATTAGCACATACAACCTTGTTGTAGTGGACCTCATCCGATACCAAAAACACGCCAACAAAATGTGTACACAAAAAGCCAAAGATGTACACAACCAGACAAACCAAACAAACATGTATACAAGTCCAATACAAGTCAAAAACAGCACAAACACTGACAAAACATGTGGAAAACCCTGTGGATAACCAGTGGAAAACAATACGAGAAAGAAAACTGTGAACTAAGGGCATAACTCATCTGCCCGTTTTGCTTGCAATAGTTAGCAGTCTGCTTGCAATAGTTAGCGCTGCGTGTTTTGTTTACTCTTTTATTTTGTTTATTTGGGTTGTTCGGCACCTTTAGGTGAGCGAAGCAGCCGGTGATTGCTGCTGTAAAAAGCGCGGAAAAGTAGCAAAGTATTCGAGCAGCTATTCGAGCATTCGATGCGGCGGCAAAAACATCAACTTTTTACAACATTCCACGTCAGCTGCCCGGCAAGAACGCAGCAAATATATGAACGTAGTGAATAGGTATGAGCGCAGCAAATAGAAAAGCCCCAGATGCAGGAATGGCTACAAACCTACATCCAGGGCTTCTCCGACAGGACGAGCGAGGAGCCTGTCTATTGGGTGTAGCGATTCGCTGACCACCATGCACGACACCAATGCCGTAGTACGCCGTGCACGCATATCATAACATACAAACATGGATGAACTAATCCGTCCTTGCGTGGTAGAAGACAAGCAGCCTTGCTGTTGTGATGATGATGATGTCAGACCAGATGCCAGTGCAGCCAGTCACAGTCACAGGTACAGATACCTCATGCACAAGGGAGGGGTACACCCACCCCCCCACCGTACCCATTTGTGTATACAAATAAGGCTAGGGAGCTTTGAACTTTAAAAATACTTTTTGTGCTATTGATTTCTGTTAGCTTTGTTGACATTCACTAGTTTCTATGCGGTTCTATTACAATTGTGTTATGACATGGATGGACTTGGCGGCGTGTAAAGGGAAAACGAATTTGATGTTCCCTAAGTTTCATAACGATAAGTCTTATACTGGTGTGGCAAGGCAGATTTGTAGTGCGTGTCCAGTGAAGAAAGAATGTCTGGATTATGCGTTGGAGTTTCCGATGACGGAGCTTCAGGGTGTTTGGGCTGGGTTGACGAATGGTCAGTTGGCTCGTGAGCAAAGAAGGCGTGGTTTGAAAGCGACAAGGCCAACGATTCAGGAGATGTTGGTTGTTCGACGTAATGGCACTACAGCGTATGTTGAGCCGAAAGAGTTAGTTGATGCTCCGGTTAAGCGTGGTCGTGGTAGGCCGAGAAAGAACTTCGGTTAAATTTAACTGGTTTGTTTCTCTGGTGTTGTTATGGGGCTCATGGCCGCCCCGCTCGCTTCGCGAGCTCCTAGGCCTAGGTCGTTTGGCGGCCTTTGCTTGTTTCAGTCTTGGTGTTCCCGCCAAGCCGACCGTCCTTTAAAA